CTGCCCCTGGATTCCCGAGTCGGTCGCAAACTTCATGCGGGCCAACGGGATTCAAGATCGCGCCGATCTGGTGAAACAGCGGATCGGCATCGGACAAACTACAATCTACCGCGCCTTCGACGAAGGCTGGGCCGGTACGACGAACTTCAAAATCGTCGTTGCGCTGGCCGCTTGGAGCGGGACACCGCTCCCAGATTTGGTAGCTCGTCTGGTCGCCGATCCGACCGCAGCAGCCCGCAAGGCCCGGCGCAAGGCCGTCAAATGAAGACGTACTCGATCGCCGAGGTCGCCGAACTGCTGTGCGGAAACGACCTGAAGCACCCCGATCTGTGGGTGCTGCGTCGCATCTACGAGGGCAGGTTCCGCGCCCTGCAGATCGGCAAGGTCTACCGGATGACCGAGGAGCACATCGCCGACGCGATGGCCTCGCTGGAGGTCAAGCGCGCCCCGAAAACCCCCCAGTATGCCGGACTGACCGCTACCGCAGCACGCCGCCGGAGGGCGTGACCTGTGAGGACGGCGCGTGTGCACAGAGAACATGTAGAGGCGCTGTCCGCCTCGTCTACTGGAATCAGGGAGTAGCCATGAGCGATAGCGCCTACGGCATGTTCGAAGTTTTGGCGGGTTCTGACACCGAGCAGGAGCGCGAGCAACGCATCGCCGCCAACAAGCTCGCCGCCGCCATCTACGACGTCAAGGACCGGTTCGGGCAGTTCGTCTTCGCCGCCCGTGACGTCAACGACTTCAACGACCGGATCGCCCTGTGCAAGGACGACATGTTCAAGGTCGTCGAGCCCCACCTGTTCCCCCGCACCGGGGTCATGCGCCGGATCTGCAAGCAACTCAAGGACGAGTGGCGAAAAACCGCCGAGGTGATGGACACCGACGAGACCTATCACCCCAGCGACGACGTCATGGTCCCCGAGGGCGACTTCCACGCCTACCAGGACCGCGTCGACCAGGGTGGCCCCGGAAAGGTCGACGCCAACGTCTTCACCGGCGAGGGCACCCAGCACACCGGCGACCCCGCCCTCACCCTGTTCGTCAAGGGCAAGGAGGCCGCAGGCAAGCATAGTGATCCCTGGAACGAGCTTGGCCCTGTGCTCAACGAAGACACTGTGGTGGCCGACCCTCCAGAACTGGAATGGCAAAACACCCCAGGATACGAACGCGCCACTGTCAAGCGGGTTCGCGGAGAGGAGCCTGAGCGCAAGCCTCGTCACGAGGCCGTCCGCCACTTCGCTCTCTGGTGCCAGGCCCGTGGCGTCAAGCCCAACCTGGACTCGCTGGAGCGCTACAGTTCGCGTGGCCTGTCGGACAAGAACTACTTCACCATCGCTGCGGCGCTGCAACGGCGGGCCGATATGACCGTGGACCCCACCGCCGGGGGTAGCGGGGGACAAGCTCCTCAGTCTCTTGGAGACGCGGCGACCAATGCCTTCTCGGGGGGTAGCGGCGGACAAGCTCCTCAGCCTCTTGAACAGGCGGCGACTGATGCCTTTGCAGGTACGCAGTCCCCTTCACCGGCCGTCTCGGGGACGCCGTCTTTGCAGGATGCAGCTGAAAATGCCTTTGCAGGCCGTCAGGGCCGTCGTCGCACCGCAGCCCCCGATTACCTGCAGAAGGCCGATCAGGCCCTGACCGATCTGCTCAATCAGCGCGCCGAAGAGTTCCAGACCACCATCGCCCCGCTGCAGCAGGCACTGCAGGTGGTACAGCAGGCCGAGTCCGAGCAGCAGGCCGCCAACCCGTTCAACGTGATGCCGGGTGGTCAGATCAACGTGATGCCCGGTGGTGGCGATCCTGCTGCCGGAGGTGATCCCATGGGTGGTGGTGCCCCGATGGACCCGAGCATGGGTGGGGGAGCACCCCCGATGGATCCCTCGATGGGGGCCGATCCGTCGATGGGTGGTGGCATGCCTCCCGCTGATCCCGCCATGGGCGCTGACCCTTCCGGTGGCGAGATGCCCCAGGACCTGCAGCGTCAGATGATGATGCAGAGCAAGCGTGGTGGTCACCCAAAAGCTGAGGCCCGCCTGGCGGGCGACAATGTCCGCGTCGCCGATGTCGTGAGGGCATGGGAGGAGTGGAACGCCAAGAAACCCCAGTCCGGCGGACTGCCCACTGGTGGTGAGGTGGACTACGACAACTTCGCCCGCGAAACCGGCGCTGGCAACAGGGCCATCCAGAAGCTCAAGAATCATCTGCAGGCACCGGTGGTGGCCAGCAAGCACGAGGCCGCCAAGAAAGAGGCCGGTGTAGAGGACTACCAGGGCCACAAGATCAAGACCAAAAAGGTGAAGGACAGGGCCGGTACCCCCGGCACCGAGGTCCACATCAATGGGCAATATCACTGGACCTACCCGGACCACCAGGGTGGCCACGAAAACGCAGTGAAGATGACCAAGCGAACCATCGATGACTCAATCGAGCGCCCCGATGCCTACGAATGGTCGCGGAAACAGGGCAATCGCAAAGAGGCCTGGATGGGCTGGGGAGCCAGCCAGCCCGGTGTCCACAGGGTGGCCGGGTTCGACTGGGACGATTACCTCAACGGCTACATCGCCCACGCGCCCGGCAAGTTCGCCTGTGTCTGCGGCACCGAGGTTGCTGTTCCGTCCGGCTTCCAGCGCTGTGCCTGCGGCAAGCAGTGGAACTCCTATGTGATCGGCACCGGCGGCGACCGCCACGAAGCGTCGGCCGAGAAGTACCTGGTGCGCGAGATCCCGACTCGCGACAACGTCATCGTGGCCAGCAAGGGCGAAGACTGCGACGACGACTGCGACGAGGACGACGACAATTCGGGCGACTTCGCAGTCTTCGAGTCCGACGACAAGCGCGAGAAAGAGTCGTCGCGGGACTTCGCTCGGTTCGTCGCCGAGGCTTACGCCGCTCGGGAAGCAGCGATCTACAAGCTGACCGAACCCGGTGAGTTGGGTGAGGGCGAAGATCCCGGCACCGCAACCATGAAGCAGCAGCCGGAGGACTGGGCTGCCCGCAACGCAGACGGCACGTTCAATCAAACCAGAAAGCGCAGGTCACTGTGACCGTACGTCTCTGCTTTTCGTGTAAGAACCTGCGTGAGATCGCCCATGTCGATCCGATCCATCGGGGCTACTGCGCCGAGTGCGTGACCACCATGCCGCTGGGTTCGGTGACACGGGCCATGCAGTTCCTGGCCCTCACTGTTCCATTCGCGGTCGGCGACAGGGTCGAGGCCCGCACTGCCGGTGAACTCTACGACGGCGTCGGCCTGGTGACCGAAGTCTCCTTCGACCTGGCGCATGGTGGTACGCCCGTGGTGCCGATGTTCAAGGTCGTCATCACCGAGAAGGCCGACGAGTGGGCCCCGGACTCCGGGTGGTACTCGGAGTGCTGCTTATCCCGGGTCTCTGAGCGAGAGCCGGTGGCGTGACGGAGCCGAGCTTTCCGATCATCGACAAGCGCGGTCGGACACGATCAGGCCTGCAGGTCGGCGGTCTCTCCACGGAGATGAACCGGCTGCGCCAGGCCGGTGTCTCCCTGTCCAAATCTGGGCCGCAGGCCCGGGTGCAGGCCAAGAAATACGCCACCGCTGTTGGTACTCCGGGTCAGTTGTCGGAGGATTCGCGCAAGTTGGCCTCCGAGATGCGCCGGTCGCGGTTGGCCAGCATGAAACTCACCGGCTCCGACGTTCAGGTCGCGATGCCCAAGATGCGCATCCCGGGCGGCAGCCTGATCGATCAGGGCGTCCCGATCGACATCCACGATCCCGAGGAGCTCAGGAAGGCCCGCATGTGGGCGCGGCTGTATTATGCGACTCACGACTTGGTGCCACTGCTCATCGACATCTACTCGCGGTTTCCCATGACCGGCCTTGAGTTTCGTGCGGACGATTCGAGGATCGAGAACTTCTTTTCCGAGATGTTCCTCGATGACCTCGACTACGAGGACTTCCTGCCCAACTGCATCGGCCGGGAATTCTTCGTGGCCGGAGAGGTCACCACCCTCGGCCACTTCGACGAGCGGCTGGGCACCTGGGCGTCCGAAGAGGTGCTCGACCCGGACCGCATTCGGGTCTCCAAGTCCGTGTTCATCGAGCAGGAGCGGGTGCAACTGCTGGTCAAGGACATGGTGGACGCACTGCGCAATCCCCCACACCAGACCGGCACCAGTGAGAGCCAATCCGAACGGATGGAGCGGAACTGGGAGCTGGAGCAACTGCAGAAATACCACCCAGAGATCATCGCCGCCGCCACCCAGGATGACGGGCTGGACATCGCCGAGGGCCTGTGGAGCCGCCTGGTCAACAAGGCCAACGCGAACGATCTGCGTGGCACCCCGCCGCTGATGCGTTCCTTCCGCACGCTGCTCTCGGAGGAAAGCCTCAACAGTGCACAAGACGCCGTCGCGGATCGGCTGTACTCGCCGCTGGTGCTGGCCACCCTGGGTATCGAGAATTTCGACGACGCCGGACCGTGGTTGCCCAAGCCGGAAGACCTCGACGATCTGCGCAACGACATGCAGACCGCGATGATGGCCGACTTCAAGTTGATGGTTCATCACATGGGCCTCAAGATCGAGAACGTCTTCGGCCGCGAATCGGTGCCACGGTTCGACCAGGACTACGACCGCATCCAGATGAAACTGATGCAGGCCTGGGGCATCGGTCAGGCGCTCATCATGGGCGGCACCGCAGCAGCCGGGACCTACGCCTCCTCCGCGCTCAACCGCGAGGTTGTCGAGCTGAACATGAAGGACTTCCAGCGCAAGGCGGCCAAGCACATCAAGAAGCGCATGGAGGTCGTGGCCGAGGCGCAGAGATTCTTCGCCTACGAGAAGAAGGGCAGCCAGCGCATCCCTCTTTGGCGGAGTGTGGTGCGGGTCAACCCGGAGACCGGCGAGGAAGAGGTGGTGAAGACGCCCAAGTTGCTGATGCCCGAGGTGCATTTCGCCTCGCTCAACCTGCGCGACGAGGCGACCGAGCGCCAGTTCTACATGGATCTCAGGGGGCAGGGCGTGCCGGTTTCCGACAAGACACTGTCCATCAACCTCGAAACCGACTTCGATCAGGAGATCAAGCGTCAGTCCGAGGAGCAGGTCGACAAACTGGTGGCCCAGGCCGAGTCGTTCGCCAAGGCCAAGCAAATCATCGACACGAAGAATCGTGCTCTTCCGGTCGAGCAGCAGATGCCGTACCCGCCGGACCTCATCAACTACCTCAATCAGACCCTGGTCCTGCGCCAGCAGATGGCTGCCGCCGAGATGGCCGAGGGCCAGAACAAGATGATGGATCAGCAGGCTCAGATGATGACACCGGCCGGACAACTGGGCATCCTGCCGCCCCCGGCATCGGCTGCACCTCCGGGCGAGCAACAGGCCGACGAGCCGCTCAACCGGGCCCGCCCGGCCGAGTCCGACGAGATGCGCGCCAACGCACCCCGGGCGGCCAAGCGGCGCAACGCCAAGCGCAACGGCGAGCCTGCCGTCCGCAAGACGACCTGGCTGGAGCGTGGCCCCTCAAGCTACGGAGACCGCCATAGGGTCAGTGAAGAGGACGTGACGAGTGCGGTGCGTCGTCGCGAAGCCCATCGTTCAGCGCCACGGATGAGCGACCTGGTCGAGAGTTCCGACTTCTTCCTGATGGTCAACAGCCCGCACGAAGACCAGATCCGCGCCGACTACCCCGAGATCCGCGCGGGTGGCGCACCCGAATCGGCGGCCATCCTGAAAGACCTGGCCGACCAGTATGAGTACAACACGGGTATACGCCCCAGTTGGGACGATTAGACAAATCCCGAATGGGATTAAACAAAACCCAATGTAGGAGACACCAAGTGAGCGACAACACACAGACGGTTGTTCGCTGGGGACTTCAGGTCCCCAACGGCACCGTGACCTGGAACGCGTACAGAG